TAAAATTAATTTTAAGCTTTTTCATATCTCATATTTTATAATAAATAATATGAGATTTATTAAAACTAGTTATTGCATTGATTTTGTATTATTATATAATTTGATTCAATACAAGTTTCTCCATTTATAAATTTCATTTTCAAAAATGAAATAGCAGCAGGTATATTAATCTTATCTAACCTTTCTATCTTCAAAAAAACATTCTCAACAAACTTTAAAAACTCCTGTTTTGAAATTTTTGAAAAGACATGCTCTGGTATTTCTTTTAAAATATTTTGTAATTTAATCATATTACTTTTATTTTAAATTTATTATCAATTATTTCTTTTAAAGTTTTCATACCAAATTCTGTCATAATCTTATGGTCTTGAGTACATTCTAACACTTTTCCAGATTTAGTTTTAATTCTATAAACTTTCTTTTTACCATTATTATGAATATATTTAACTGGATTAAATTCATTGTTTTTTGTTTCTGGGTTATATCCAAGAATATTTTCTCCAATATTAACTTCAAGCATTTTAATTTCACCTCTTTCTTCAGATATAACTTTATGATTTTCTGTTAAACACCTATTAAAAGAATATCCCAAATACTTAACTAACCACTCCTCTATATCTTTAACTTCATTCTCTTCTAAACCTTTCGTTTTACAACCCTCTTTAAATTTATCCCAAAGTTTTAAATATTCTTTATAATTCTTATTTGAAGATTCACTTTCTTCCAACTCTTCTCCAGATAATGTCTTTTTTATAACCTTAGAAGCTTTATCCATAACTTTTCTTAAATTATCACCTTCCCCTAAAGACATTCCAGCCAATTCATGAGCAATAAACATTAATTGCTCTTGAAAAATTAATACTCCATTTGTATTTCTTAATAAAGGCTCTAAAGATGGATGAACTAAATCAATAGACTCTGGGCTTTTTTTATTCCTTATATACTCCTCATGAGCACCTACACCCATAGGACCTGGTCTATATAATGCATTGGCAGCAACCATTTCTTCAAAGTTTTCTGTATGCATATTTTTTATAAGCTTAGACATTCCTTCGGATTCAAACTGAAATACTCCTTGATTATTACCACTTCTTAACTCTTCAAAAAGTTCAGGATTATCTAAATCAACATATTTAACTTCTTCAGAAATATCTATACCTCTATTTTCTTTTACTAATTTAATGGATTGTTTTAAAACGTTTAAAGTAGTCAAATTAAGTCTGTCTAACTTTAGTATTCCCAAGTCAGACAAATCTTTACCACTACCAGATTCTTGAAAACCAGATACAGTAACACCTTTTACTATATTTACTGGCATATATTCCCAAACTGGCCCTGGTGTAATAACTATACCAGCAGCATGTTTACCTAAATTTCTAACTTGACCTTGTAGAGTTAAAGTGGTATCTATAATTTTTTTATTTGATGGATTTTGTATCCAACTTTTGACTACTTCAGATGATTCTGGTGAATTTGGATGTTCTCTTAACCAATCTTTTAAGTCTCCTTCATATTTCATAAAAGATTTTGGCATTTCTTTAGTTACAGCAAAAACATTCGAATCAAAACCTGCATCTTGACCAAAAGCTTTAGCCACATCTTTAAGGCACCCTTTTTCGTTAAAAGTAGAAAATGTAATTACAGGAAAAACACACTCTTTTCCATATTTATTATAAAGAAACTCATCAGTTTTAACATCTGAACCAGTTTCGAAGTCTATATCAATATCAGGAGGAGAATTTCTAGCTGGATTTAAAAATCTCTCAAAATATAAATCAAACCTTAAAGGGTCAATTTTCGTAATATCAAGACACCATGAAAGAAGACTTCCTGCTGCAGAATTGTGTACACCTATTCCCTCAATATTATAAGAATGTGTTTCTTCAACAGTTAAATCATGAACTTTACCTTTGTAATTTTTAAATTTTCTACTTTTTAGTTTTGCCATTATTATTTTCTTTATGTTCTTGTTTTGCTTTTCTATTTTATTAATTAATCAAAAATTTCACAAACTAAACATATTATATAAATCATAAACGAATAATTAATTAAAAGATTTTCTCATAATTCTAATATTTATTTATATCAACAATATCATCTTCTTCAGTTAAATTTTTAGCTTCCACCCACCCACGATTTTCAGTAAGAATTTCATGGTCAAGAGTACATTCTATCACTCTACCATCATCAAATTTAAGTTCAATAATCTCTTCTTGAATATCATACTCCAATGTATCAATAACTTTTCTTTCATCTCCGAATGCATCAATTACCTTATCTCCAATTTCAATTGTATCTATTGGAACATACATTCCATCAGCCATTTTTACTCTACTTCCTGGCAAAAAACAACCCCTCCCAGGGCCAACTTCTATATCATTATCAGCACAAAATCTTATTAATTCCCAAACAACCAGAAAATAATCTAACATCTTCTTATCTCTGATGACATCCAATTCATAATCTAATCTCTTTCTATATTCTTCAATTTTCTTTTCATCTATTTTTATTGGACCTTTCTTTTGATATAAACTAAGTTTTTGGTTTAATTTGGCATGCGAAAGTCTTCTAATTATCTCTTCAGTATCTTTTGTTTTAAAAAATTCAAAAACATCGTTAGTAGGTTTATATTGAGGATATTTTTCTACATTAGTTTCAAAATCAAAATTACATAAAGAAGATATTTTTTCACTATTAATCATACATATTCTAACAAAATCTTCTTCATAATCATATGCAAAGGATTCATTCATTTCGAATATATCAGATTCTGAAGGATAATACATATCTCCATTTTCTTTTGTTCTAGCTTTTTTGATAGGTCTTTTTTGATTAATTGATATCAATACATCTTGAAGAACTTTTTCATTCTTTTTAGGAAAGTAAACATCGTTTGAAACAATAATAGCCATATTATACTTGTTAGACATATTTATAATAAATTTATTATATTGTCTTTGTATCTCATTGTCTTCTAGAGATATTTCGGCTATATAATTTCTTCTTCCGAAAAGGTTAAGCATTTTAACTAAATATTCTTCAGCTTGTCTGTATTTACCCATTTGTAAATATTTAGATATAGTACCATGTTTTGAACTGGTAGTTAATATCAAACCTTCTTTTCCTTCTAAAATCCACTTAGTTTTTATTCTTGGAACTCTATAAAAACCTTCAGCAAATGAAAGATAATTGATTTTATTTATATTAACATATCCTTCATCATTTAAAACTATTATTTTTTGCAAAACATTAATATCTTGCTCTTTTGGTTCATATTGACCACCTATACTATCATTTAAAAAGAATTCACAACCAATTATAGGTTTAATATCTTTTGATTTACATTTTTGATAAAACGAAAAAGCACTAGATAAACTACCTTTATCAGTTAAAACTAAAGTTTTATGATTATACTCTTTAGCCATACTTATATAATCACTTGTGGAGCCAGCACCTTCTAAAACAGAATGATAAGTATGTAAGCCGAAATTAACCATTGAATGGTCTATTGGAACAGAGCCATTTTTTTGCTTCCATTTATTTATAATTTCTAATTCTGAACTTTTTGAGTCTAAAAATTCTAAAACATCTTCTCCAAACCCTAATGCACCAACTCTTCTTAACTCAAAAAAACATTTAGCTAAAGCTTCAACGTCAATTAAAGCATCGTGGGCATCTTCAAATGTTTTATTAAAAAGTATTTTATGGAGTTCTGTTAAAGTTGGTGGTTTTAAACCGTTTTTGCCTTGTATTCTACAAAAGTTTACTGTTGAATTCATAGTACATATATGAGTAATGTCTCTCATATAATTTTTCATGTTCAACCTATAAAATTCACATGCAGTTACCTTGTTATCGAAACTAATATTATGAGCTACTAAAAATTTTGATTTCTCTATATCTTTAATAAACTCATTTAAAGCTTGTTCTAAAGGTACACCTTCAAAGTTGGCTCTTTCATTAGTTATTCTATGAATCCTAATACTTTCTTCAGGTATTATAAATTTATCTGGCTTTATGATTCTGTTATTTGAACCAATCTCCACACCATTAATATCGTAAACCTTCCATGCTAACTGAACTATTCTTGGCCAATTATTAACATCGGTTATGGGAGCACTGAAATCTTCTGGCAACCCTGTTGTTTCTGTATCAAATATTATAAACATATGATACAAATATAATTAGTTTTCACTTTAATTCAAAAGAAAGCTAATAAAAATTTAATAATTAATTCTGGGTGGTGGTTAATTATTTTATTGAAAATATTAAATTTTAAGAGTAATCACTTTCATTATCTTGTCGCTGTTTCAAGATAGCACCCCTAAGTTCTATACATAATTTTCTTATATCATTAAGATACTTCCTTGCATCAATGGAAGCGTCCACAGTACCTTTAAACATAAATTTATATAATCTAGGTTCTGCTCTTTCTGTTAAAAATTTAATTTTTTGAAATAACTCATCTATTCCATATTCATCATCTTCTATTAAATTTTCTTCTCTAACTTTTGTACCTTTAGATAATGCCTCTTTTTTTTCTCTTATTTGTTTTTTTAATTCTTCGTAATTCATAAAAATAAAATATTAATAATTAAATTTTATCACCTTGATTTAATATATCATTTCCATCGTCATCTAATCCAGTTTCTTTATTTATTTTATTTAATCTTTCTGTTATAGAATCAATTAATCTGTTTGTTTTAGTATTTAAATTATCATTTTTAACATTTAGAATATAATTTTCTTTAATTGAATTTTTATTACTTCTTTTTAAATCTTTATTATTTTCTTCTAAAAATAAAACATTTTCAGATAAAGATTCTTCTTCTCCTCCAAAATCTTCTTCAGAACCTGAATCAAAAGAACCTCCAGCATCTTCTCCACCTAAATCAGTCGCTTCTCCACCCATTTCACCACCTCCTTCTGGTGCTGTTTCTCCATTTATTCTAAACTTCTCATCTATATCAGCAAATAAACCAGTTTCCATATATTCTTCTGGTGCAACTTCTATTTCTGAGAACATTTTTTTCTCTACCTTTTTCTGCCTTAATATCTGCTTAATTTCAGCTTTAGAAAATCCCATAATATATTCCATAGCCCAAGTATATGACACGGGAGAAGTTGCTTCTGTTGTATACATTTTCTCGAAAACTTCCATTCGACTTTTCATAGTTTCTAACTTCAACAATTCTTGTTGAGTTGATGGATTGGTTAATTTTAAGCTAAAATTATCCATATCATCTTCGAATCCTAATAAAAATAAGTGTATATTAGCTATTCTTCTAAGTTCAATGATTATATTTTCTTGAATCCTATTTATAGTTCTACTAAATCTCAAATCTGCTTGAGATAAAGCTGAACCCCCAGGCATAGATTCTGAATAATTTAAATAAGGTTTAGGAACTTTTAATGCTGCAAAAAGTTTATTTTGCAAATATTCAACATCTTGTATTTCTCCCAAGTTTGAAGCACCAGGTAAAGTTTCAATTCTAGACGATTTATCCCCCCTAATTGGCATAAAATAATCTTCTTCCATAGTAAGAGGATTATATTTCAAATTCATTTGTCCACTTTTTTGGTCAACAATAGGTGATTTTTTTAATTCTCTTTTAATTTTTTCTATATACTGATGAACATCTGCAGATTCTAAATTACCAACCTCAATATAATGAACTCTTCTTTCTGGTGCTCTAATAATTCTATAAACTAACATAGCATCTTCAGCAAGTTGAAGTTGTTTCCATAATTTTCTAGCAGGGTCTAAAACACTTCTACCATAAGGTAATTTAGCACCATCAGAAACTAACCTAAAGTGAGCCATTTGAAATTCTTCAAAATACATATTGTTTATATCCCACTTAAATCTTGAAGAGTTTATATTTCCATCAAAAGCTTCTTCTCTATGTATTTCCGAAACTGGTAACATTCTAGAATCATAAATACCTTCTTTTTGGTCTATTTCTAATTTGATAAAAGAATCACCAAACTTAATCATTTCTCTTACCCAGAAAGTTAAATTATATTCTATATTCATTCTTCCATGAAACAAATCTTTCAAAACAGTTTTAATTCTGTCATTTTCAGAATAAACTGATAAAATATCACCTCTTTCATTTCTAGTAACACTTTCATCAGTTATTATATCAAGTGCTGCAGATACCTCTGGTGACATATCCATTGCTCTATAATCATTATATGCACCTATTCTATCTGTATCATAATAAACACTTCTAGAATAAATGTCTTGAGATATTTTTTGAGATTGAACATCAAGAAAATCTTGTTGTCTCTGTTGCATAGGTGTCAAATTATTATTTGACATATTTCCAGATATAACTTGTCTTTCATTAGGTAAAGGTCTAGAAGTTCTTCCTCTTTTTAATCTATCTAATAAATCTATAAATACACTTTTTTCTGACATTTTTTTTATTAATAAATATTTAATTTTTCTTTTTTCTAAGCTTTCTAGAAGACTTTTTTAACAATAAAACACTTTTTTTCAAAAAGTAAATAGATTATCCTTTTATTGAGCCATATAACCAAGAGTTATCATTAAAATCATCATCATCTTCCCAATTTTCTTTTTTATTGCCATCTAAACTTAAATTCCCAACATCACTTGAACTATGACTTATCATATCTAACATTTCCATTGTTTTCTTTTTGTTCCAGAATACAGATTCGAATTCAGTATCCCTAATCAATAAAGCGATAGCAAGTGCAAAAATTAAATCATCATTAAATCCAGGTTCATGTTCAGCTTTGTCACCTTTATAAACAAAAGTTTCAAATTCAGTAAGAAGTCTTAATGAATTTATTTTTATATGCATTTCTCGCATATTTGTAACGATTGAATTTAAAAGGAGTGGTCTAGTTTTTACAGTAGTCTGAAAACCAGGAACATCAGTATCTTTATCTACCACATAATTATGTGTTCTATTATAAAGTTTAACAGCTGATTTAGAAATATACATTCTATCTTTTGGATATTTTAATGTATTTTTCAAAATTAATGTTGTAGCTAAACCAAAACTGTTACATTCTACAGCCATAAATGCATTATTATACTCAATACCAACTTTATAAAGTAGTTCAGCAAAAACATCTGGTACTATTTTACCTTGATATTCAGCAACTTGCTCTAAACTATCTGCATCTATAACTTGAACAGTAGAATAATCCGCTCCATCCCCTCTACCAACATCGGCTCCAATTATATAATTGCCATTTTCTTCTGGTTTTTTCCAAACATGAAAAGAAGTTACATAATCACAAAATCCAGATTCTGTCCTTTTAAAATCATAATAACATATAGGTTGTTTATCACCTATATCTTTTACATATTTTTGTATTATAGAACTCTCAACCACAACTGCTGTTGAACCTTCGAAAGATAAATCTAACTCTTGTGCTATCTTAATTTTATTATGATGCATTCTATTACATTCTCCTTCATACCAGGGACTCCAAGGATATTCTTTTCCATCAGAATCTACTCTTGTTTCTAAATCTTCTGATAAAATTGGATGTATAGACCAATGTAATTTAATTGGAACAAAGTTTCCTTTTCCTTTTGTGGCTTGCGTCCAAGTTTGATGATATAAATTTCCTGTTCCTTTGGGTGTTGATATCATTATACACTTACCTTGAGTTGCTGATAAAGCTAAACCAGCACCCATCCAGATATCTTGTGCATGTTCAATAAAAGCTGTCTCATCGAGAATTAAACAAGTTAAAGATTCACCTCTACCAGCTTGTTTACTACTTGCAACAGCCTTAACCCAAGAACCGTTTGAAAAAGAAATTTGTTTTGTATTATTTATTAGCCTTTCTTCAGGTAATAACCAATCTGGAAGTCTATCTAAAAACTGTCTAACTGTATTTAAAAATCTTACTGCACCATTACCATTATCTGCAACAACTAATATTCTTTCATCTGGACAAAAAACTAACCTCCAAGCTACATATAAAGCTGATATTACTGAAAGTCCCATTTGTCTAGACTTTAAAACTATAGAATTTTGATTATCATTAAATGTGTTTAAACAAGATTCTTGATATGGAAAACAAGTCATTTTATCTATCTGCTGTTTTTTCATATCAAAAACAAATCCATATGTGTTAGCAAAATAGACAGGACTTTGTACACATTTTATATATTCTTCTATATAATTCATAATTATTTATTTAATTATAAATATTATTTTTTTTTAAAAAATGCTTTTAGAGGAGCTGGGGGTGGTTTTTTTAATTATAACCCAACATATATAGTTGGTGAAGGATTAACTTCTGAATCTCTTTTTACATTATAAATTTCAGACACGTATACTACTCCAGTATCTAAATTATCTACATATAATTGAAAAGTTCCTAATGTAGATGCTGACCAAGATATTGAATAAATACCTTCTGATGCATTAGATAAAACAGAATTTACAGTGACTCCTGTATTAACCAATCCGTCAGTATACATAGTGAAAGAAAGATTAACTGGGGTTATAGGTAAATTAGTTGTAGGATTAAATGACCTAATTAATTCATAAACTGTTTGACCTGTTGTAATAATCATTTTATTTTAATTTTATTTTTCTAAATCCCAATCATTAGGCAATCGGTTAAAAAACTTATAAGCTTCCTTTTCTTCGTCATTCATCTCTTTCCAAGTTAAAGGAAAAAAATGAAAATAAATAAACGTTACCAAAATAAAAGAACAACCAGTTGCAAATGGTAAAAATGCATATTTAGTAAAACCTAATAAAGTTAAAATTATAGTTATAACAAATGTTATAAATACAATAACTGCTGATGGTTGTAGTTTATTTTTTTTACTATAATTCCTAAATAAATTAACCCACATTCTCCTAAATTTAACAATATTAGGCTTATAAACTTTTTTTAATTTTTCTGTACTCATAATCTTAACCTTCTGTATTTGTTATTTCCATATATGATATAGATAAATCTATAGCATTATCATTACCACAACTTGCTTGTAAACTATCTAAATTATCTAAAGTAAAAGTTCCATCTAAAGCTTGAAATGACGATGATTGTGGTATCGTAATATCATAAGCTAAATAATATGTTTGAGAAGCACTATTATCAACCCAAGATAAGTTAAATGAAGTATCAGCACTAAAAACGTTAGTTGCGTGTACAGTCTTAACTAGATACTTTGTCGTAGTAGAAGCACTAAGTGCTACAGTTGAACCTGTTCCTAAATGACTACCTGTATTTAAATATTCCATCTTCTTTTTATTATAAATATGTTAAATTATTATAAACCATTAAGTTTATTTATTATTCCATTCTTTAATTCTTCTGTATAATAAGTTTTTTCTGAAAAACCTGAAGAAACATAATTACCTTCACTTTTTAACCAATCATACAAACCATCTTGACTATCTTCTGCAAAACTTTCAATGCCATATTTTATATAATTTTCATTTAGCAATGATGTTGATACTGCCAAGTTAGAAGAATCTGAAATTGAAAGTCTATAAGAAGCAAAAGACTTTGCTTTATCCCATCTTTCTTTTCTACAATTTTCTGAATTTACCACAAAATAATACCAATACTCTTCTTGTTCAGAACTTGTAAATATTTTATCTCTATCTATTGGTCCTACGCAGTAATTTTTAGCTGCATATGGTTTATCTAATTCACTTAAATTATCAAACCCTCCAACACTAGTTATGTATTCAATAGCCATTTGCCTTCTATACAAAAAATCTTTTTCTAATTCATCAATTTTAAACCAATGATATACATTAGTTATATCTTGATAATTAACATCTAAAATTTCTTTTATTTGATATGTTTCAAATCCTTGACTTTCACCAAAGTATTTTCCTATTTTTAAATAACTCATTTTAACTTATATTATATTTTGTTTTTAAATAATTTTCAACTTGAATTTGTTCATCAGACGTTAAAGGTCTATTGTAAAATATATATTCAGCATAATCAAAATCTGAATCATAAACATCACTACCACCAGCATTAAGCAACAACCCTTCAGAAGAAGGCTCTTGAACAGCACTTGTATATGGTTGAGTATCACTATCAGCTGAAGGTCCAATTATTTCAGCACTTATATTTATTTGGTCATACCTCATTTTAAATATATTTGAACCTATAGATGAAGGTAAATTTGTTTCACAACGTTGTGAAGCTGTATTCCAATCATTTACAAACCATCTTAAAGTTCCTGAATAAGAAAATACACCCCACCCTAATGACCAAGATGTACTATTTGTTCTTCCAATAAAAAAACCAAATGTAGATGGGAAAGAATCTAACTTACCAACGTAATATGCTGTAAAACCACCAGTACTTGTTAAGTCTAACAAAGTACTGTCAGATGTCTCCATACTGTCACCATTATCACAATCAACCGATGGTAAATTATTTAAATCAACATTTGATGAATTATATGGTGGTTGAGCTGATGCTGTACTTTGTATCATATCTAAACCGTTTCCGCTTTTATCACCCCAAACAGAGACATTACTACCATTTAATGTTATGTTTTCAGCAGCATCGTACCATGCGGTTGGTGCTGGTATAAGTTCATTACTAAACCTGCCTTGTGTTCTTTCTAAAAAATGTTGTTCTCTACCAATAATACCTTTTGTATCACCACTAATAGAACCAAACCTTTTATCTGTATCAATAAACCCACTATTTCCTCTTATACTCATTATACGTTATAAATTAATCTAATATTATCTATGCACATCCCTGGATTATTCTCAACTGAACTGTCGTTTGTCCAACTAAACACTATTCTTTGTGTTGTACCTGGTGTAAATAAAGGCCCATTACCTGTTGTGCCATCTATAGTTATTGTTTCACGAAACCAACTCAAATCAGCACCAGGTTGATATAAATCATTAAATCTACCATTAGAATCACCACCTATTCTATCTGTTATTGATGTGTATTCAGTACCAGCTAAAGGAGTTGATGAAGTGTTCCAATAATTTACATAACCATTATCAAAACTACTCTCTCCATTACACCTCCAATCAAACTCTAAAGTAAGTGATGTTGCGACAGATGGGATATCAAAATCAAAATAAATATGACTATCTCTTTGACTAGAACCATAATATTGTGCGTTAACACCATTATTATCTGAAATATAAGCTGACTGTGTACCACCACTTGATGATACCGCTGTACCAACAACCCAATCAGATTTATTTGTACTGGTACCACCTTCATTAGCCACAGTCCATTTATTAAGTGTACCATCTTCAAAATCATCCTCAAATAATAAAAATGGGTCACCTGGTGTAATTGGAATGAAATTCCCTCTTTTTCTCTCTAAAAACTGTTTACGTACAGACACACTACCAGTAGTTCCAGTACTAGAGACTTCACCACGCTTATCTAATCCAATATAACCACTATTTCCTTTTATTAAACTTAATCCCATATTATGTTACATTCATAAACCAACTAAATACTTTATTAGCATCATTTACTCCACTAGCAGTTGTACCAGTAACCACTTGACCAT